TATAGGAATGTCAACCATTCCTATAGCAAAATTAGTACCGAATTTAATTTCCATAAAAAAAGAGACCCTTTCGGGTCTCTTATATATTAACTTTCCGCTAACTGTTGAAAGTACGAAAGAGCATCATCCTCTTCTTCTGTAGATGCAGTTGCAGCTGCAGTAAGATTAGATAATTCCTCGTCAACCGTCTCACGGCCAGAATCTTCATTTACAACTTCTGGATCTTCACGCTTAGGTGCAACCGTCTGTTTAGTTCCAAGAACTGTATCCAAACGAGACTTAAGAGCATCATATGATTTGAACTGATCATCAGCAGTAAACTCACTGAGGTCATGGATCTTATCATAGATCTTTTCTAACTCAGCATCATCATCTAAAAGTGCCTCAACCTTACCAAACTCTGAACTATCATAGTTCCAGAATCCAGCAACTTGCTTGATCTTCAACTTGAAGTTAGCACCTTTCCAGAAATCAAAAGGATTAATTGGTTCTTCATCCTCAAATTCTGGTTGCATGGAAGCAGTAATCTTATCAAAGATTTTCTTTCCAAACTTATAAAGAAATACTCCGCCCTCATTCTCAGGGTTAGAAGAGTCCTTAACTACATATACGTTTGCATAGTAGGAAAGTTTACGCTTCTGTTTACGAGCAATATCCTTATCTGATTCACGACCACTGTTCCAAAGACTACGATTTAGTTCTCCGACAGGATCATCTTTACCGAGTGTGGTTAAAGAGTTCTCAATATACCAACCACCAGGCCCTTGGAAGGCATGACTCCAAACTTGTGACCAAGGAAGTTCACAATTGGCGTGTGCTGGAAGGAAACGAATTACAGCATAACCGTTACCTGCTTTATCTACAGCTGGTTTCCAAAGACGTTCATCAACGTTCTTACCACCCTTTTCGTTGAGTTTCTCAACTTTTTTCATCAATCTCTCTGTAAGAGAGCCTGCTTTAGATTGCTTCTTTAATGCAGCAAATGACATTTAGTATTCTCCGTGTGTTTTGTATTTTTAGGATTGTTTGTATTATACCGAATAATCAGTCCTTAGGCAAGTTATTCTCTAACTTCTCTAACGTCTGACTCATTAGTTCAAAAAATGAATTAATGTCTTGGCCAGGTTGAAGGCCTAAGAACTTGGCAGATTCTAAAATCTGCTCTCTCATCTCAATAGCCTCAGGGTCTTTCTTCTCTAATTGCAGACGAAACATAAAGTTCTTCTGTTTTTCGAGGAGTTTTTTCATATTGGTAATATGTCTCCGACCTTCCTTACTAGTAGGAGAGGTTTTAAAACCAGTGGAAACAATTCCCTTCATAATATCTTCTTGAAGTTCCTGTATCTCGGCCATTGCGGCTCTGACTGTGGGAGCTTTAAAAAAATCACTCATATTGAAACTCTGATGTACTAGTATTTATAAGGGTTTAGCGTCTTTTAATCCACCTTGGAAGGTAGAATATTCCGAAGGAAGAACCCCAGAAAATTGCTAATGCTATTATGTGTTGTAATCTGTTGGGATTAACTATTAATCCAATAGTTACAAGTCCGATCCAAGTATAATCTAAAGTACCGTGAAACCGATACCAGACATTGGCACCAAACTTGGCAATAAATTTATCTCTTTGTTTTGCGAACCACGGTGATACGTGGCGCATCATAACAAAACCCTCATTAAAAAACATGAGAGTGAAACCAATCCAAAAAATCATATCGGTAATTTAGATCTAGACGTTCTCTTTAAATAGTTTAACTCGGTAGCTTCTGCTTTTAGTTTGTCTTTGAGTGGTTTGGAAATTAATTTTCCTACAGATTCAAATTCAATGTTTTTCTCTTCGCAGTAACTAATAATAGCCTCAATATAATTGAGATCAGATTGAAGTACAAGTTGCTCGATGTCACTTGTAAACTTATTCTGACAGAGAAATTTCTCTTGTAATAGTTGGTTAACCTCTTTCTCCATACTCACTAAGTTTGTGGGTGACGAATTCTTTGATATATTTGGTAAGAAGCTTAATATACTCACCTTTGTTACGTTTTTCATAAACTTTAACATCTCCATTGTCAGCAACCATTAAGGTCACGATCTTTTCTACAGCAGTGCCTGTCATTTCATAGTACATACAGGCGTATGCAGTTTCTTGTACAAAATAATTCTCAAGCCATTTCTCAGGCTTGATTTTCTTAGATGTTTTGAAGTCTATTATGGCTAACTCGCCATTATACTCTGCAATACAGTCTACTCGACCAGCAATACCAAAATATTCAGAATATAATGGTTTTTCTAAAGCATGTATATTATTTATATTGTCTAAAGAATCTTTAGCCGCAAGAAATAATGCCTTAGTTGTTGGAAGTACACCATCTATAGTATCAATATCCTTATTTAAAAGATATTGTTCCACTAGATCGTGAAATCTTGTACCCCTATCGGTAGATACTTTCGTAATCTTATTGGCAGTCTCTTCACCAACTTTCTTACGCCAATTAATAAAAATTTGACGATTGTAAAAACTAGTTACAGAGGTTATAGAAGGAGATTTCTTACCACTAGGAAGTGTGTAGTATCTCACCCCATCTATAGATTCGGCTTCTAAATCAAAATCACCAAGTTTATTCAAATGAGTAAACGTCATAAAGAAAGTGCCATTTTAGTAACCAAATAGTTTCTTACTAGACCAGATCGAACAATGTCATCTATACCGAATTCAGTAACACCAAAATCTTCTTCCATAATTTCGATGATTCTTTTGAAATCTAAGATGCCATTCTTCTCATATGATTTTGTAAGATCCGTTTGAGTAGAGTCACCACAAAACATTATTTTGCAGTTATCGCCTACTCTTGTTATTATACTATCAAGTTCGTGAAAATTCAAGTTTTGCATTTCATCGACCAACACAATGCAATTATCCATTGTGGTTCCACGAATAAATGAAGTACTCCAGAATGAAATAGTCTCCTGTGCTTTCAGATTTGAATATAACATTTCAAAATCTGCATCAGAAGCCATTTCAAACATATACTTTACCATATTCTTATAAGGAATCTGATAAAGGAAGGCTTTGTCTTCATGGTCTCCTGGCAGGAAACCAATCTCTCTTGTAGAAACGAGAGATCTTACGATATAGACTTTATCGTAAGGTGTTGTGTCATCAAGGACATCCTTTAGGGCAAGATACAAACTAATAAAGGTCTTACCAGTACCCGCTGCACCATAGGCAAAAATATTTTTACCTTCTGCATAATTGTCAAATAGTACCTTCTGATTATCAGTGATAGGTTCTATATCAACCAACATACCATTGTTGATTGGTCTCTTGCGGCGCATTTGTTTAGCAGTCATTCCAGCACCAACAGCACTGGCACGATGCTGACTGTTAGTATTCCTTCTTTTTTTTGTTGACATACTTAAACAATACCTCTTTTTGCTAAACGGCCTTGGATTCCAGATGATTTTTCAGATTTCTTTAAAATCTCATTCCAGCCTGGATGTTTGTTATTAAGTTTATCTCTCCATTCTCCAACTTCTCCCACACCAGGCATAGTAGATGGATCTGACCAATCTCTTTGCCAATCGGGGTTATCTTTACACCACTGATCCCATTCAGTAATGCTCATGGCGACTTCTTTTTGTTCACCAGTGTCTTTATGTATAACAGGATAGGTGGCCATATTAGAAAAAATTAAAGTTGATATTAAATCGTCCCATAGCATTTGTAGTGTTAGTGGAACGATGTTTAACACTAGGATTAAATAAAAATAATCTATTCTCTACACTGTCTATTTTAGTACCATCTTCAAATTCTGTATACCCATCATTACTATTAATATAATAAATTGATGTTGTTACTTTATCATATCTATTAGAAGGTGGATTGGTTGTATAATCTGTATGAAAACTATGAGGTATTATTTTAGAAGTTCTCATCAGTAAATTAGATTTAATCCTTAATATACCTATAGCATCTATTTTAGAAAAGAAAATAGGAATTATAACATGAGCGCTCGAAGACACAATAGGATCAACTCCTGTAGTA